GCACACCCCGGACGCGCTGGTGCCTGCCGCAGAACAGCAATGGCGGGACTGGTGCAGCCGGACCCCGCGTCACCTGTGGCCGACGTGGATCAACAACTGGGCCGACGTGAAGCGGCTGCGGGGGCTGTCGTGAGCGAGTGCGTGCAGATCGGCGACGCCACGCTGTACCACGGCGACTGCCTGGAAATCCTGCCTACGCTGCCGAAGGTGGATGCGGTAGTGACGGATCCGCCTTACGAGATACCAAACAAATTTGGATCAAGTGATTTGGACGGCACGAGGCGCATGGAATTTCACTTTGATCGCCCCGGCGTCACCGAGGACGTAGTTATCCCAGCTCTTTCAGTGAGTTTTGATCGGTGCAATGCGTTCCATGTTTTCTGCGGGTTCGAGCAGTACAGGCTTGTTGCGGAGGCCGCTAGGGGTTCCGGCCTAACGCCGAAACCGTTTTGTGTTGTCAAAGAATGTCCGCCGCCCCCGATGCCTGGAACATGGTGGCCATCAGGTTTTGAACTGGCTATTTACGGGTACAGAAAGGGCGCATGGTTTGGCGACACCAGCACGAAGCGCGTCAACGTCGTATCGGCGGACAGCTATCGAAATTCCGTGAGGGCGGCGGAAAAAGCCGACCATCCGACGCAAAAGTGGTTGCCGACAATTCAGAAAATAGTGGCGGCAATCGTTCCGAATCTTGGCGTAGCTCTCGACCCCTTCATGGGCAGCGGCACCACCGGCGTGGCCTGCGCGAACCTCGGCCGCAAGTTCATCGGCATCGAGATCGAACGCAAGTATTTCGACATCGCGTGCGAGCGCATCGCTGCGGCCTATGCACAGGGGAGGCTGTTCGCATGAAGTGGGAGAAGGTCGACCGCTACGCTCAGCGCAGCAAGTGCTGCCGTTATTCAGTTTGCGCCATCGGGTTCGACAACGGACACCGGGGCTTCTATGAAAGCTGGGTTACTCGGTCGCACCCGGAAGGCCCGCACCTGATCGCCACCAATCTGCCGAGCGCAGAGGAAGCGCGGCGGCTATGCGAGGAACACCATGCAGCAGCTTGACGCCTTCGCCCCGTACACCGACACGCCCCGTTCGCGTCGGGACGATCCCGAGACCAGCCACCGCGCCGGGGATCGCGCCAAAGACTTTGCCGGCGCTCACCAGCGAATCCTCAAGGACGCGGTGCGGGAGTTCCCCGGCTCCACCTACCTCGAGCTGGCACAGTTGACCGGCCTCGAACGTCACGCGGTCGCCCGCCGCCTCAAGGAACTGGAACCGCACCACATCCGCCGGGGCGAGCCACGGGCCTGTAAGGGTCGGCCCATGCTGACCTGGTGGCCGGCATGAAACTGCGCGGGAAAGTCTCGCTGTGCAACGCCTGCGGCAAGGTGTTCACTACCACCAGCACGTTCGACAAGCACCGGACTGGCAAATACGACCTACACGCCCCCGGTTATGGGCGTCGGTGCCTAACGGACGCCGAAATGGACGAGGCCGGGTGGGGGCGTAACCAGTACGGGCGTTGGTTCCGTGCGTGGATGGGTCCAGCGCGAGCGTATGTGATTCGCCGTGACGCGATCTTAAAAATCCGGACCGATGTACCGGCTTAGTTGCTGCGTCGATTCCTGAACACGCATACGCTAGGGGGAACCTTGACCATCTTTCGCCGAGCCGCCAAGCGCGACAGCAACGAACCAGCAATCGTGGAAGCCCTCGAGGCCGCCGGCGCAAAGGTCTGGCGACTCTCACTCCCGCTCGACCTGCTCGTCGGCCTCCACGGCCGGTTCGTGCTGCTCGAGGTCAAGCGGGAAGGGGAGCGTAAACCCCGCAAGGACCGCGCCACGCAGACCGAGACGATTGCCGAGTGCCAGCGCAAGGGCCTGCCGGTGTACGTCGTCAGGACGCCCGAGGAAGCCCTGCAGGCCATTGGAGCGATTCGATGACCTCCAAGCGCCTCACCCCCGAGCAGGAAGCCGTCATCCTCGAGCGCGTGCGCCTCAGACGCCTCTGCACCCTCAAGGCGCTCGCCCACGAGTTCGGGGTGTCCATCACCACCATCCGCCGCGTCGAGCGTGCCTACGAACTCAGGCGCAGGCGTGCGCAGGAACACTTTTTGGGCTGTCCACCGCCTGACGATTGCGCTACATAACCCCCGTGGGACGCCCGAGCATCTTTACGCCTGAATTGGGCGCCAACATCTGCGCGCGTATTGCAATCGGTGAGTCCTTGCGCGCGATCGAGGCTGACGATGGGATGCCGGCAAAGACGACGATCCTTCGTTGGCTGTCTCAGGATGAGGCATTTCGTGACCAGTACGCGAGGGCCAGAGAGGAATCAGCGGACGTTCTCGCGCAAGAGATCGTCGAAATCGCTGACGATGTTTCGGGTGACGCGAACCGCGACAGGCTGCGAGTCGATGCCCGCAAATGGGTCGCGGCCAAGCTGAAACCGAAAAAGTACGGTGACGCCACCTTGCACAAGCACGCAGACCCGGATGGCAACGCGCTCAAGGCGGTCGTCAATGTCACGATCTCCGGTTCATAAGATTTACGCCCTGATCGATCCCGTAACCGGGGTCGTTTGCTACGTCGGGCAGACCATGCTGTCTCTGCCTCGCCGGCTTGCCGATCACATCAACGCCGCCAGGCGGGGGAGGCCCAAGCACAGCGGAAAGGCCGCGTGGCTTTGCGGGCTGGTGGAATCTGGCGCGCCGCCGCGAATCGAACTGCTCGAGGAATGCACCGGAGACTGGCGCGAGGCCGAACGCCGCTGGATGGCATCCTTCACCGGCCTCTACAACGCCAAGGCTGCCGGCGGTGGCGGCTCTCAAAACAGGCTTGGAGGTCTGTCGCAGGCCGTCATCGACCAACTCGGAACGGTGGCGGATTCGCGCATCGCTGAATCGCTCGGCGTGACACGCAAGGCGGTTGCGTATTACCGCGACAGCCTCGGCATCCCGGCATCGTTCGACCGATCGCGGAACACGCCGCCGCCCCGCATCGAGGCAAACCAGTTCCAGCCGGTAGAACTGCCGGCGTCCTGTCTTGCGCGCCTCGGGACGATGCCCGATTACAAACTCGCCGCCGAATACGGAGTAAGCAAAAGAACGATCATGCGCCGTCGTCACCACGAGGGCATCCCGTCGTATGCAGCGCAGACGGGCAATAGCGGGCGAATCCGCGTTGGCGAGCCTCACAGGCGGTGGACCCGTGGAACTGAACTTCACGCTGCATAGAAAACAAGGGAGAGCCTTCCAGTCGCACGCCACAGAGATTCTGTATGGCGGCGCGGCTGGAGGTTAGGGTGGGAAAAGCCACCTCATGCGCGTTTCGGCCGTCACCTGGTGCGCTCAGATACCGGGCCTGCAGTGCTATCTGTTCCGGCGCATCAGCGAAGATCTCGTCAAGAACCACATCGAAGGCCCGAAGGGGCTGCGCGCCATGCTCGCGCCGTGGCAACTCAAGGGACTGGTCAGCATCCTCGAGGACGAAATCCGATTCTGGAACGGCAGCAAGATTTATCTCTGCCACTGCAAGGACGAGAAGGACCGCTTCAAGTACCTCGGCGCCGAGATCCACCTGCTGCTCATCGATGAACTCACGACGTTCACCGATGTCATCTACCGCTTCCTGCGCTCGCGGGTTCGCGCCGTGGGACTGAACCTGCCAGACAACCTCATCGGGAAATTCCCGCGCGTGCTGGCGTCGAGCAATCCCGGCAACATCGGGCATCACTGGGTCAAGGCGGCATTCATCGACAACCGCACCCCGCTCGAGGCGTGGCAGACGCCCGACGAAGAGGGTGGGATGCTGCGGCAGTTCATCCCGGCGCGGCTCGAAGATAACCCGAGCATGGCAACCGACGACCCGCAGTACCGCGCTCGCCTGCGTGGCCTCGGCGCGCCCGCGCTCGTCAAGGCGATGGAAGAGGGTGACTGGAACGTGGTCGCCGGGGCATTCTTCAGCGAGTTCAGTACCGAGCGGCACGTCATCAAGCCGTTCGCGATTCCGAAGCACTGGCTCAGGCTGCGGAGCATGGACTGGGGATCGGCCAAGCCGTTCTCGGTCGGCTGGTACGCCGTGTCCGATGGCGAGTTCAACGAGATCCCGCGCGGCGCGCTGGTGCAATACCGCGAGTGGTATGGAATGCAGCCAGGACAGCCGAACGTCGGTCTGAAACTCACGGCCGAACAAGTGGCAGACGGCATCCGCGACCGAGAAGAGCCGGGGGAGAAGATCGACTACTCGGTCATCGACCCGGCCGCATTTGCCGAGGACGGCGGCCCGTCGCTGGCCGAGCGAATGTCGAAGCGCGGAGTGTTCTTTCAACGCGCCGACAATTCCCGGATCGGCAAGCGCGGGGCGAGCGGTGGCTGGGACATGCTGCGCTCGCGACTGGTCGGTGACGAAGAGACCGGCCGGCCGATGATCTACTTTTTCGATACCTGCGTGCATTTGATCCGCACGCTGCCGGCCTTGCAGCACGACGACGCGCGACCTGAAGATTGCGACAGCGACGGTGAGGATCACGCGGCAGACCAAACACGTTATAGCGTAATGGCCCGCCCGTGGGTGCGCGCCGAATCGAAGCCCAAGCCGGTGCGGTTCGCGAAATCGACGCAGATGACCGTGAGCGAAATCATTGCGCAGCGCCGCCGTGCGCGGATAGGTGAGGAATGACCGACGAAGCACTGACCCTCACCACGCCCGCGGAAATTGAGCGGACCCCGCAGGGCAAGGTCCGAAGATGGCTGGCGGAACTGTCGATTGCCGAGCGCACCGAGAAGGACTGGCGCGAGGAAAGCAAAAAGCTCTGGGACATGTACGAGGGCGGCCGCAAGAAAGCGCACGCCTTCAACATCTTCTGGAGCAACACCGAGACGCTGCTCCCGGCGATCTACAACTCGACACCACAGCCCGACGTGCGGCGCCGCTTCCGCGACGAGGATCCGGTGGGCAAGGCCGTGAGCCTCGTGATCGAGCGCACGCTCTCGGCGCAGACCGACGCCTACGACTTCGACGATCAGGCCGAGGCGTTCGCGCTCGACATGCTGGTGACGGGGCGGGGCGTCATCCGCATCAAGTACGAGCCGAAGTTCGCACCCGTGCCGCAGCAGCCGATGGAGGCCGCTGAGGGCGCACCCGACGACGTGCAGGAACCGGCCGAGCGGTTGACGAGCGAGGAAGTGCGCTGTGAAGCGGTGCAGTGGGATGACTTCAGGCACGGCCCCGGCAAGCGCTGGGAGGAAGTGCCGTGGATCGCGTACCGGCACGACTTCACGCAGGAAATGGCGGCGGAGAAGTTCGGGCCTGAGATTGCACAGGCGTTGACCTACAGCGAGGGCAAGGACCACGCCGCGATCAGCGACGACCGCACGACGCGGGAGATTTTCAAGACCGTCGAGGTGTGGGAGATTTGGGACCGCGACCAGCGCCGCGTGCTGTTCGTGGCGCCGAGCTATGCCGCCGGCCCGTTGCAGGAAGTGCCCGACCCGTTGAGCCTGGTGGACTTCTACCCCAGCCCGCGCCCCGCCTACGCGATCAAGGACACCCGCACGTTGCTGCCGGTGCCGCTGTATCGCATGTACGAGGAGCAGGCGAAGGAACTCGACAAGGTATCGGCGCGCATCAACAAGATCGTGGATGCGCTCAAGGTGCGCGGTGCGTACAGCGCGAACTTGGGTGAGATCGCCAACATCCTCGGCGCCGGGGATAACGAGATGATCCCGGTCGCGAACATCAGCGAGATCGCGAGCGTGGGTGGATTGGACAAGGCGATCTGGACGCTGCCGATCGAGAAGCTCGCACAGGTGCTACAGCATCTCTACGCCGCGCGCGATCAGATCAAGCAGTCGATCTACGAGATCACGGGGCTGTCGGACATCATCCGCGGCAGCACCGACGCGAACGAGACGGCCGCCGCACAGCAGTTGAAGTCGAAATGGGGCTCGATGCGCCTGCAGCGGTTGCAGCGCGAGATTGCCCGCACGATCCGCGACGTGTTCCGGTTGCAGGCCGAAGTGATTGCCGAGCGGTTCCGGCCCGAGACGCTGGCCGCTGCGACGAACCTGCAGTTCCCGACCCAGCAGGCGCAGCAGCAGGCGCAGGCGATTGCACAGCAGGCGCAGATGGCCGGCCAGCAGCCGCCGCCCGAGGTCGTGGAGGCGCTGTCCAAGCCGACGTGGGAGCAATTGCTGCAGGTGATGCGCTCCGACGCGCTGCGCCAGTATCGCGTGGACGTGGAGAGCGATTCGACGGTCGCGGAGACGATCGAGCGCGACATGGAGGGGATGAACGAGGTCATCACGGCCGTGGGGACGATCATGGCCGGCGTGCCGCAGGGCTTGCCGATCGACGTGGCGAAGTCGATCAGCCTCGCGGTGGTCCGCAGAGCACGCATGGGCCACGCGGTCGAGGACAGCATCGAAGCGATGACCGGCGACGAGGTGCCGCAGCAGGTGCAGCAGCAATTCGCGCAGGAGGTCATGGGCATGATCAAGCAGGAGAGTGCGAAGGGCGCGCAGGCGCAGATCGCGCAGGAGCAGCAGCAGGCCGCGCTCACGCAATACGACCAGCAGATCCAGGGCGCGCTGCAGCAGGTCGGGCAGGTCGCGCAGGGCGCCGAGATGGGCTTGCAGCAGATCGCGCAGCAGCAGCAGATGCTCCTGCAGCAGCTTACCGGCGCCGTGGAGGCGTTGCAGATGGTCCCCGCGATGCAGACCACGGAAGGGGTCGTGCAGACGCTCGAGGGCGTGCGGGAGGGGTTCCAGGCCGTCATCGCGGCCGTGCAGGCACCCAAACAGGTGGCCTTCGACATGGGCCGCGATGGCGTGCCGCGGGGCGCGAAGCTCACTCCGGTTCCGGTGCCGGAACTGGCGCAGGCCGGGGCCAATGTGGCCGCCCCGACCGTGGCGGCCGTCGAGGCGATCGGCGCGCAGCAGGCACAGGCGTTCGAGCGGCTGGCCGAGGTGTTCTCGAGCGGGATGCAGGCCGTCATTGCCGCGGTTGAGCGGCCGAAGGCCGTGACGTTCGAGAAGGGGGCCGACGGGCGCATCAAGGGCGCCACGTCGAGAGTGCAGTGATCGAATTCACCGCCAACGGCTACATCGAGGTCACGCGCGATGGCGTGATCCTCTCGCGTCACCGGCTCGAGCGCGAGGCGATCGAGTCCTGCGCCAAGCAGGGGCCGGGGCAGTACGTGCTCTATTACCCCACGGTGCGCGTCGAGGTGATCGGTGAGGACGTGACCCTCGCGACGGGCGAGATCAGCGGCGTGCTGCACGTATGAGCGCCACGTTCGACGCCACCACGAAGGCCGCCTACGACGCAGTCACCACGGCTGCGAGCCGCGCCACGGCGATCGTGGCGAGCCTGACGGGCACGATCACCGTCGCGGTCTACAACGGCGCCGATGCCGTTATGGGCACCGGCACGATGGCGGCACCCTGGGCCACGGCTTCGGGCGGATCGGTCCTGATCGGTGAGGTGTCGAGCTTCACGGTCGGCACTACGGCCACGCCTGACGCGAACTGGTATATCCGCTTCGAGAACTCGGACGCCTCACGGTGGGCGCGGGGATCGTTCGGCCTGAGTGCAAGCTCGCAGGACTTCACCTGGTCGCTCGCAAGCTGGGAGGCGGCACAGACTGGCACCATCGGCACGGCCACGATCGTCTGCACGGGCAACGCGGCGCCGGCATTCACGGTCGCACCGACCACGGCCAGCATTGCCGCGACGGGCGGCACGATCCAGTTCACGGCGGTAGACCCCGAGGGCGCCACGGTGATCTACAGCGTGTCGGCGTACACGTCCGGCGTGACCGTGAACCAGTCCGGCCTCGTGACGATCCCGGCGAGCGCCGCGGGCACCTCGGGCAATGTCACCGTGACGGCCAGCGACGGCATCTTGACGGCGAGCGCGACGTGCGCGGTGACGGTATCGGATGCGGCGCTGCTGTTGGAAGAACCGTGGACCGATTACGACTTGGGAGTGGTGTCGTCTGCTGGCCTTTATCGAGATGGGGTACGTTACTGGCGGCACCATATCGACGGCAACATCGACAGCGGCAGCATTGCTGGGATGATGGAAACATCAATCGCCGCATTCGAGAGCGAACGGCAGTTCCGAACACGAATTACAAAGACGGTCGCGAGCCTGCCGAGTGGCGCATATCCGGGCATCGACTCGTATCGTGCCGAGCTTAAGGGCAGTTATCCGGCCCTGTTCGATCGCTACTTCGATGTCAATGGTCGGGCGCCGGAAATGTGGTATGGCTGGCGATTCCGCATCGAGGAACTGACCTTCGCGGGCGCGCTCGTCACCGGCTACTGCTGGCAGTTCCACAACACCGAGGGCGGCGCGGGCCAGGACCCGATATTCGCCCTGCTGATTACTGGTACGACAGCGACCCCGAGGATTCAGGTCTACCAGGAAGCGAACATCGAGACCGGCGGCAACCGCTACACGGACCTGATTTCACCGCTCACTGTCGGGCAGTGGTATGACATCGTGATCGCCGCCCGCTGGTGCTACAAGACGAACGCGGAGGGCGGCAACGGCCGGCTGCGCGTCTGGGTCGATGCCGACGCCGACGGCTCGCCGCGCTTCGACTGGTCGGGCGGCAACTGTCACCCGCCGCCGTCCACCAATGGCCGCATCCCGCACGTGAAATGGGGCCAATACCACACGCTGTTCGAGTACAGCGGCCAGGGCTCGGTCGGGGATACGGTGCGCTGGGCGGGTCGCCAGTTGCGCATCGTGCCCGCCGGCGTCCGCGCTGACGTGGCGCCACGCTGATGGCAATCACCTACGTCGCCGCCGGCACCGCAGCACACGCGAACGCCGCCAGCGTCACGCCCGGCCTGCCCGCGGGCGCCAACGCGGGCGATACGCTGCTCGTGCTCGACGCCCTCAAGGCGGACGGCACCGTTGCCGACTCAGCGGCCGAGTACAGCGAACTCGCGACCGTCGTCGGCTCGACCTCGCGGCGCCTGACTATCCTCGGCAAGATCCACGACGGATCGGAGACCGATCCGCAGATCGACATTACCGGGAACGCCAACAGCCATTCGGCCATTATGATCGCGCTGGGTGGGGCGTACTCGCCCATCGCGAGCGCGGTCCACGCCACAAGCTCGCAAAGCGGGGACAACGTCGACCTGACGATTGAATACCCGGCCCTCACGGTCAGCGACGACAACTGCGCCGTCCTGCTACTGGTTTCACACAACGACGATCTCGCGAGCGGGGCGCTGACATTCAGTACCCCGGCCGGATTCACGAAAATAGGCGAATGGGAGACGACGCTCGGCGGCGATCACTCGTTCGCGGCGTACTGCCAGATTCAGACGACCGCAACGAACATCAGCGCCGGCACGGTCACGAAGTCTGGCGGTAGTGGTGCGGTGAATGCGGCCATCGTGATCGCACTCAATGCGGCCACGGCCGCGCTCGCGGTCAAACTGCTCGCGAGCGCCAATGCGGCGAGCGCGACGGGGGTCGAGGGCGTGGTGCTTAACGCCGCGCGCGATACTGTTATTGGCGAGTTCACTGGGCAGGCGTTCGATGCCGACCTCGAGGCGGGCGAAGCGGTGCTGCTGATCCCTGCCGAGGACATCATCCCGAACGGCGGCACGCTCGGCGTATCGGATACGCCGATTGTGTTCGCTTACAACTCCACCGACGGGACCGTGGGCGAAGGCGCCGCGACCGTGATCGAGGTTTAAATGGCAATCGTCGCGACCGACCTGAAGTTCTATCTCTCCGGCGGCGGATCGAACACCGACCCCGATGCCGCGCTCGGCGGGGCGATTTCCACCACGCAGGCCAGCTCGAACCTGATCGATGACATCGGCACGGCCGAGGCGGCTGCGGGCGAGAGCGAGTATCGGGGCTTTTTCGTCAAGAACACGAATGCGACCGACACGGCCTATGCGGTCAAGGTCTGGATCGCCGCGAACACGATCGCCACTTCGACGGCCATCCAGATCGCACTCGCCGATGAAGGGGTCGCGAACACCATCGAGACGATCGCCAATGAGGGCACGGCGCCCACGGGTCCGACGTTCGATGACGCCGAGGACGAGGCGAACGCACTCACGATTGGCGATCTCGCCCCCGGTGAAGCGCACGGGGTCTGGCTCAAGCGCACCGTGAGCGCGACCACGGTCGCCTTTGCGAATGACACGGCCACGATCCGCGTCAAGGCCAACACGGCAGCGTAATGGCGGTCCGGTGGGCACCACGGCTGTCGGGCGGCTCGCTCAACTGGACGAGCCTCACGGGCACGACCGAAGGCGTCATCAACGGCTCGGCGGACGTGTTCGATTCGGTCGAGCGCGACCTGGCGATCGTCTGGCAGGTGAACGGCGGGGTGACGGCCGATCTGTCGCTGTTATGGCAGGTGGACGCGGACCCGATCACGGCCGTCGAGTCGGATCTTGCGCTCACCTGGCAGGTTATCACCGAGGCCGGCTCGAGCGTCGAACAAGACCTGACGCTGCTCTGGCAGCGCGGGGGCTCAGTCACGACGAGCCTGAACCTGCTCTGGCAGGTGGCCGAATCGCTGGACGTGGCGGGTGCGCCGCTGCGCCGCCGCGCGGTCAAGCATCCCGGCTGGCAGCGCCGCCAGGCCGTGGACGCAATGGCTCGCGAGCGGGCGATGGAGCGCAGCATTCGCCGCACGCTGGCCGGCGAGCTACCGCCCGCGCTCGCCGTCGAGACGCCGCGGCAACTCACCGCGGGGCAGGTGGCGGCGATGATGGCGAGCGAACAAAAAGCCGCCAGTGCAAGACAGCGCGCAACCGAGGCTGCTATAGAGGCGCAGCGTGCGCGCATTGAGATCGAACGATTGCAGCCTGAACTCGTCGCGGGCCGACAGCGCGCGAGCGTGCGCGTTCTCGAACAACTGCTAGGGCAATTGTGATCACCCTCGACTCCACCACCCGCGCAGCCTATCTCGCCGAGTCCACGCTCGCGGACCGCGCACAGGCTGTACTCGACGCGCTCACCGATCCCGTCACGATCACGGTCTATGACGGCGTGACCGAGATGGGGTCGGGGACGATGGCGGCCCCGTGGGCGACTCGTTCAAGCAACGTCCTGACGACGGGCGAGGTCACATCGTTTGCGGTCACGTCCTCGGGTACGCCGGGGCCGGGGTGGACGCTGCGCTTCGAGTCCGGCTCGGCATGGATCAGGGGCACGTTCGGCTTTGAAGGCGCGGACTTCTCGTGGTCCCTGCCGACGTGGGCCTCGGGGCAGTCGGGGCGGATCGGCACCATCGTCATCAATGCCACGAATGAAGGGCTGGTGACGGGCAGCGGCGCGATCACGCTGGGCGAAGTGACGGTGAGCGGGACGGTGACGGTGGACGATGGCGTAGCCGGGGATTTCGTGGACGGCGAATCCTACGTCATTACCGGCAGTGGATTCGGTACGAAGACGACTGCTGCGCCGATCCTGTGGGACAACATCACCAACAGCGACTACGGGACGATCACGGACGGCGCGACCGTTCCAGACGGAAGCGGCGAGGTATGGGAGGTCAACTATAACGACCGAGTGAAGTTCTCGACAGGGACGACGCGGGCGAACTCCAAGCCGACCTACACCGCGACCAGTTCTGGCGCAACGCTGGAAAACGAAACGCGATCGAAGACGAAGACCGGCAAGGTTTATGTGTCGTGGTGGTTCCGGCCTTCGACCAGTATTCCTGGAGGGGAGCACTCGTCAAAGTTCCTCCGCATGAGCGATTCGCGCTCGTTGACGAACATGACATTCTCGTGGACGCAGCAGCAGAGCATCATCTACGACGCGGTGAATGCGAACGTCTCGGACGGCGGATACGACGATTACGCGGCGGTGAGTTGGCATGGCTCGGGCATGACCGGCGCGGCATGGAACTTCTGCGAAGTCTGGTTTGACACGGCGAATCACAACTACGTTATCAAGGTCAACAACTCGACAGTAACGGATTACGACTGGGATGCCGATAGCGACTTCGACCCTAATATTTTCTGGCTGATCGGCTGGGATGGCGGCGGCGTTTCCCCGCCTTCGCTGACGTGGAACATTGACTGTATCTACTGGGACAACTCCTTCGCGCGGGTGTTGCTCGGCAATGCGTCAACGTATGCCGCTTGCACTGGATTTGAAATGCAGCCGGTAACGTCGTGGTCAAGCACGTCGATCACCGTCACAGCGAACAAGGGCGCGCGAACCGGGACGGCTTACCTGTACGTGATTGACTCGGATGGAACGCTCGTGAACAGCAGCGGCCACGAAGTGACGGTGGAATAATGGCGATTGATCTCAGATCCGGCACGACGGCGACTGGCGTTACCGCTGGGCCAGCAGTTGCCAGCGTGACAGCCACGATGAGCAGCGCCCCGCAGGCTGGCGATTTGGTGATCGCCGCATTGGTTACGTCCCCTGCCTCCAGCGGCGGGCACCAGACCGTGACCGCCCCGCACTCCCTCTCATCAACCGCGAGCGTTTCTGGCAACTGGTCTCGGTTGCTGGTGTACGAAAAGATTGCCAGCGGCAGCGAAGGCACGTCTTGGAACTTCACGACCGGCGGGAACGAGGATTCAATGGCGCTGCTGGTGTTTGCGCTAACAGGCGTGCATCAGTCGGACTCAATCGCCGGAACGCCCGGAACGAATACTGATTCAACTTCCGATGTGACGTGGACGTGCAACGAGATCACGACGGCCAATGCAAACTCGTGGGCGATTGCCTTAATCGCTGGCGGCGGGAACAACATCATAGGTTCGCTCGGCACGCCGTCAAACTCGTTCACGCAACTCGCGGCGCTCGCGCTTAACCGTTACGCGCAAATCAAGGGCGGTTACAAGGCAATCGCTTCCGCTGGCGCCGTTGGCAACGTGACAATGACTTCCGATGTGGCTGATACCAGCCTCGGCATCATGCTTGAGGTCCGCGAAGCCGCAGACGGCTCCATCGTCCCGCAAGCAATGGCTCAATACATCAATCAGGTGATCCAATGAAGCTGAACACGGCGGGCCAGAAGATCGGCGCGCAGATGATTACGGCTGCGGACGGTACGGCCTTCACGGGCTCAGTCACCGTCGCCGTGACCGTTGACGCAGGCACGCAGGCCACGGGTTCGGTTGGCTCGGGTGCCTGTACTCACGAGGGCGGGGGCTATCACACCTACGCCCCGGCACAGGCCGAGACGAACGGGGCGCTGCTCGCATTCACGTTCTCCGGCACTGGCGCGATTCCGGTCACGGTGCAAGTGTTCACGAACCAGATCACCTACACCACGGCGGGCCAGGTGGACGCGACGATGATCTCGACGGCCGCCAATGCGATTACCGCAACATCGATCAACGCCGACGCCCTGACCGCCGCGAAGGTGGCTGATGACGTTGGCGAGCAGTTCGCGGACCAGCTCTTGAACCGCAACCTCGGCACCGGCACCGACTCGGGTTCCGCCACGGTTCGCACCGTGCGGCAGGCGCTGCGGTTCCTGCGCAACAAGTGGAGCATCAGTGGCACCACGCTCACGGTCACGAAGGAGGATGACAGCACGGCAAGCTGGACTTCCGAACTCACCACGAGCGGCGCGGCGGATCCTGTGACTGGCAGCGACCCTGCCTCGGCATGAAGCCTGAGCCTAAAGCCACTGGCGTCGGCATCGTCTGGCGGGCCAATGGTCGGCCCGCCATTGATGATGGCTGGGTGGAGAAGCTGACCCCGGCACAAAGGACATGGGTGGAACACGCGCTCGCTGCGCGGGGGTTCCGCCTGAACGGTAATTCATTCGAGGAGATAGACGATGGCAACTCTGAGCACCAAAGCCCGTAACGCGGCCTGCGATGCGGTGGTGGACCTGATGGACGAGGGCGCGGGCGCGGGCCTGCTCGTGTTCCGCACGGCTGGCGATACTGAGGTGGCGACGCTGACCTTCAGCGACCCGGCGTTCGGCGGGGCGGCGACGGGCGTTGCGACTGCGAGTGCGATCACGTCCGACACGTCCGCGACGGGCAACGCCTCTGCGGTGACGAAGGCGACCTTCGAGGACAGCGACGCCGAGGTCATGCTCACCGCCACGGTCGGCACGTCGGGCAACGACATCAACCTGTCGAGCACCACGATTGGCGCGGGCGATACGGTGGCGGTCTCGGCGCTCACGGTGACCTGCCCCGCGAGCTAATGACGGTGGGGCGGCGGTCGGCCACCCGTCGTCCGTGACGTTCCTGGCCGAGAGGTAAAACGTGGCCGGGTTTAAGTCACCACTCGCATTCTGGCTCGGCGGAGCCGGGAAACCGATTGATGGTTCCGTGCGCTCGCTGCTCGCCTTTTGGATGGGCGGCGCGGCGGCTGGTGAAATCACCGGCACGGGTGCGATCACCCTCGGCGCCATCGAAGTCAGCGGTACGGGCGAACGGGTCATCCCCGGCACGGGTGCGATCACCCTCGGCGCGCTGACCGTCGAGGGGCTTGGCGAGATTTCGCACACCGGGACCGGGGCGATCACGCTCGGGCCGGTCACGGTGGACGGGACTGGAACCGTCACGCCGCTACAGGCCGCGTTCGTCTCTCCGCTGGGCTTCTGGCTCGGCGGTGCCGGCGGTGGCGTTTCGGCGGACGTAACCGGCACTGGATCACTGACCCTCGGCGCGATCACAGTCGCCGGAACCGGCACGGTCGGCGGCGAGATCGGCGGCGGCGGTGACATCGGCGAGGAAATCACCGGCTCGGGGGCTATAACCCTCGGTGCGCTGACTGTCGCAGGCACGGGCGAGCGATCGGTTACGGGCACGGGGGCAATCACCCTCGGGCCGCTGGTCGTCTCAGGGACCGCCACGCGCAGCGTCACGGGCGAAGGCGCGATCACGCTCGGCGCCGTGGAGGTGGCCGGCGAGGGCGTAGCGTTCACCGGCTCAATCGGTGACGGCGCGATCACGCTTGGTCCGATCACGGTTGAGGGCGCCGGCACGATCAGCCGAACGGCCTCGGGTGCGATCACGTTGGGCGCGCTTCAGGTGGCCGGCACCGGCAGCGCCACGAAGGACGTGACCGGCGAAGGCTCGATCACGCTCGGCGCAATCCAGGTCTCTGGGACCAATATCGTCGCGCCGGACAAAGTGGGCGGCGACGATCGACTGCACCGTGGCTGGGACAAGCGCCGCGCCAAGCTCAAGCTCAAGCGCGAGCGCGAATTCGCGGAGCAGATCAGGGACATCTACCGCGAACTAACGGGCGACCCGCGCACCGCGGAACGCGCCGAAGCGATCCTAGCGCCCGTGCTGCCGCCCGAGCCGGCGAGGGGCGAGACCGACGCGGCCCGCACCGAAGCGCTCGAGGCACGCGCCGAGACGCTGCGCCGCCGCGCCGATGCGATGGACGCCGAAGCGATGCAGGCCGAGATCGCGCTGCGGATCCTGTACCGCGAACTGCGTGACTGGCAGGAACAAGACGACTGGCAGGCCATCGAGTCGCTGCTACCCGAGGTGCTGTGATGCCTTTGTACCGCTATTTCTGCCGCGAATGCGACCGCGAGGAAGACGCCTTTCAGTCAGTGGACGAGCGCCACAACGGGCCGCACTGCCACGGGCCGATGCAGATCCTGATCTGCGCTCCAAACGTGATGGGCGACCTCCCCGGCTACGAATCCCCCACGACGGGGCGCTGGATCGAGGGCCGTGCCGCACGCAGGGAGGATCTGAAGCGGTCGAACGCCCGACCCTACGAAGGCTTCGAGCAGGAGAAGAAAGAAGCCCAGCGACGACGACAGGAAGCCGAGGCGAAAGCCGACGCGAAGCTCGACAAAGTGATCCGTGAGACCTACGCCACCTTGCCGCCCGCCAAACGACGGGCACTGGAGACGCCATGACCGACGAAACGCTCGCAACCGAGCCCGTAGCAGTTGAATCCGCCCCGGTTGAGGCGGTCGAAGCCGCTGCACCTGTCGAGGCCAAGCCGCGCGCGATGGAGGACACCATCCGCGAGACGTATCGCGAACTGACCGAGCCGAAGTCCGAGCGGGTGCGTGGTGAAAACGGCAGGTTCCTGCGCGCCGAGTTGACTGAGACGGCACCCGAGGTTGCGCTTGATGCCGCCCCCGAGGTCGCGCCCGAGATTGCCCCCGTCGAGCCGAAACCGTGGGAAGCCCCACCGAACACCTGGAAGAAGGACACCGCGGCCCTGTTCGCGGCCCTCCCTGAGCCCGTGAAGCAGGAAATCCACCGTCGCGAGGAGGACTTCCACAAGGGCATTTCGCAGTACAAGGACGCCGCGGCGTTCGGGCACAGCATGTTCGAGGACATCGCCCCACACTTCGACGCGATGCGGCAGCTCGGCGGCACGCCGAAGGAAGTCGTGCGCGACGTGATGAACGCATGGCGCTCGCTCGCGACTGGCACGGCTGAACAGAAACGCGCCACTCTGTTGCAGCTTGCAAACGGATACGGTATCAATCTCGCGGAGTCCGCCCCGCCCTCCTACGAGAGCCAAGCGGCCCCGGAGATCGCGCCCGTTCTACAGCGGTTGCAGCATCTCGAGTCAACGATTCAAGAAAGCCAGCGCGCTCGAGCCGAGGCCGAGCACGCCGAGCGGGTCAGCCAGGCGCAGAAGTTCCTGAACGATCCCTCGCGCGAGCACATCGACCTCGTGTTCGACGACATGCTGGCACTGGTCCGGGGCGGAATCGATCCAGACACCGCTTACAACAAAGCCGTCTGGGCCCACCCGGAAGCGCGCGCGAAGCTCCTCGCCAAGCAGGATGCGGAGCGCAAGGCGCGTGAAGCGGCCGAGGCCGCCGCTGCCAGAAAGGCCGCCGCTGTGAACGTGCAGCGCCGTGGGACACCCCCGGCCAAGCCCGTGACCGGCTCGATGGACGACACCATTCGCCAGACGCTCAGGAATCTGAGCGGCTAACCCCACAGGAGAAGCCTCAATGGCATCGCCCGGTCAAAGCACCCTGTTCACCACGTTCACCGAACTGGTGAGCACGACGTATCGCAATCACAAGAAAGAGATTGCCGATAACGTCTCGAACCACAACGCCCTGTTTCGTCGCCTGACGGAGAAGGGTCGCATTCGCCGCGAAGACGGCGGCCTGTCGATCGTTGAAACGCTGGAGTACGCCGAGAACAGCACGTACACGCGCTATTCGGGCTACGACCCGCTCAACGTCGATGCGGTGGACGTGATCTCGGCCGCGGAGTACCCGTGGCGCCAGGTGAGCGTGAACGTCGCGGCCTCGGGCCTCGAGATCCGCTCGAACTCAGGCGAGAATCGCATCGTCAACCTCGTCAAGACGAAGATCAAGAACGCGCAGAAGTCGATGGCGAACGGTCTCGCGGAGGACTTCTACAGCGCCGGCTCCCTGAGCAATCAGGTCGGTGGCTTGCAGTCGATCATCGCGGATGCCGGCACCGGCACCGTGGGCGGCATCGACAGCACCACGAACTTCCCGTTCTGGCGCAACATCGTGCAGTCCGCGGCGGCTCCGCTTCAGGGCGGTTCGGCCATCACCCCGTCTGCCACGACGATCGAGTCGCTGATGCTGCCCCTGTACCTGCGCCTCACGCGCGGCGCGGACCATCCCGACCTGATCGTGATGGATGAGAGCTACTACACGTTCTTCGAGAACTCGCAGACGAGCCTGAAGCGGTACGCCCCCGAGGACGACGGGCAGGCCGGCATGATCGCCATGAAGTACAAGAACGCGGACGTGTTCCACGATTCGGCAGCTTCGGGCATCAGCTCGGCTCACGCCTACTTCATCAACACCGACTACCTCTCGATCGTCGTCCACCAGGACGCCGACATGGAGATCATGCCGGAGTTGCGCAGCGTGAACCAGGACGCGATGGTTGTTCCCGTGATATGGCAAGGAAACCTCGTATGCTCCAACAGGAGCTTGCAGGGAGTCGCGAAAGCCTAGTATTAGGCTGATTCGGCAATCACATGGGCAAGGTTAATCAAGACGCTGTACACTACAACCCGGTTCTCGGGATTGGGGTGTATGTGATGAAACTGATTGACCGGATGGGACAGCGGTATACGCGACTGACCGTGATCGACCGCGCTCAAAACAGGGGCGGGAAGGATCAGAACGCGCGCTGGGTCTGCAAGTGCGACTGTGGCGAAACCGTCACGGCCTACGGGCAAGACCTGAAGCGCGGCAAGGTCAAGAGTTGCGGCTGCTTGAACGACGAGCGGATTGCGGTCCTCGGACACGGCAACAAGACGCACGGCATGACCAACACGAGGGCGTACCGCATCTGGTGCGGAATGCTCTCGCGGTGCAACAACCCCCGTAGCCAGCAATGGGCGTACTACGGTGGTCGCGGCATCAAGGTCTGCGAGCGGTGGCAGAAGTTTGAGAACTTCCTGTCTGACATGGGCTACCCGGAAGATGGCATGTCACTTGATCGCGTGGACGGTGACGGTGATTACTCGCCGCAGAACTGTCGCTGGGCAACGAAGACTGAGCAGTCCGCCAATCGGCGGAATGTTCGGACTTTGACGCACAACGGCATCACCCTGAGCGTTGCTGGATGGGCGCGTGCCCTCGGCATCCATGCGAACACCATGAACGGCCGAATCGTCAATGGCTTCCCCCCGGAAAAGCTCTTTGCGAAAGCGCTCAAGTAACCAATTCTCGGAGAAACGTTAATGGCATTCAGAATCACGGAATCGCTCGTCGGTTTCCAGCCGATCGCGAACACGGAGACGGTGCAGAAGCACCCGCTCGGCACGATCGTCACGGCGGTCGACGAGACGCTCGGTGGCGGTGAGTTCATCTACCTGAAGGGCGTGGCCTCGACGGTGGTGGGCTCGATCGTCAACTACGACGACGGCTTCCAGACGGCGCTCGACACGTCCGCGGTGACGGGTCCGGCCCGCCCGGTGGCAATTGCGATGTCGGCCAACGTCGCGAGTCAGTACGGCTGGTATCAGATCAGCGGCCTCGCGGTGGCGACGAAGGCGAACACGGTCAGCTTCGCGGACGGTGCGGGCCTCGGTGCCGCGTCGGGCCTCGCGGTGGCGGTGGCGACGGGCACGATCCTGCAGGGTGCGGTCGTGCGCACGGTGGCCTCAGCGAAGTCGGACGTGGTGACGGTGGCGCTCGCCATCAACCGGCCTCACGACCCGACCGACGTTTCGTAACTCCCCACTGGGGGCGCGCCCACGGCGCCCCCTCTTTGGAGGCTGGATGGCCCGACCGACGACGACCGTCGTGCAGATGCCGTGGCAGAATCCGCACGCCTCCGCGCCGCTCATTCTCCCCGTGCTGGTGGTGTGCAACACCTCCGACGCGGAACTCGAGCGCAACATCGCGGCGAATGCGGCCCTGCCGCTGCCGTGGGTCGGCTTTCAGCCCGCGCACGGCAAGGTGGCCGTGATGGTCGGTGGCGGCCCGTCGATGGCCGATCACCTCTACGACATTCACGACTGGCAGATGCAGGGTGCGACGGTGTTCGCGATGAACGCCGCGAGCATGTTCCTGCGCGAAGCCGGGATCGCGGTCGATTACCAGGTGCTCGCGGACGCGAAGCCCGAGACCGCCGAACTGGTGGATCCGTGGGCGAAGCATCACCTCGTCGCCTCGCAGGTGGATGCCGCGACGATGGCACGCGCCGAGCGCACGACGCTGTGGCACCTGTGCATCGATGAAACGATGGACCGATTGTTCCCCGTGGAACGTCGCAAGGCCGGCGGCTATGCACTGATCGGCGGTGGTGCGGCGGTCGGTAACTCCGCGATGTGCCTCGCCTACGTGATGGGCTACCGGCGCTTCGAGGTGTACGGCTACGACAGCAGCCATCGCGGGGACGCCTCGCACGCTTACGACCAGCCGATGAATCGCTTCATCCCGGTGGCCGAGGTGCAGTGGGCCGGCAAGACCTATCGCGCGAGTGTCGCGATGAAGGCGCAGGCCGAAAAGTTCCAGATCACCGGGCAGGCGCTCAAGAACGAGGGCTGCGCGATCCACGTTCACGGCAACGGGCTACTCCCGGCAATGTGGAACACGCGCGCCGAGGATCTGGAGGAGTGCGACAAGTACCGGCGCATGTGGTCCACGGACTCGTACCGCAACGTGTCGCCGGGCGAGGAAATCGTCCCGCTGATCCTCGACAAGCTGCGCCCCGCCGGCCTCGTGCTGGATTTCGGCTGCGGCACCGGGCGGGCTTCGCTGGCGCTCGCGAGGGCGGGGCTTGACGTGCTGCTGATCGATTTCGCGGACAACTGCCGCGACGAGGAAGCGATGGGCCTGCCGTTTCTCGAGTGGGATCTGACGCGACCCTTGCCGCCGCACGCGCATTACGGGATCTGCACCGACGTGATGGAGCACCTGCCGCCCGAGTCGGTGGACGTGGCACTCGCGAACATCATGGCCGCGGCGGACCGGGTATTTTTCCAGATCAGCACGACCGAGGACGACATGGGCGTGCTGATCGACCAGACGCTGCACCTGACGGTGCGGCCCCATGCCTGGTGGCGCGAACGTCTCGCGGCGCTGGGTGCTATCGAATGGGAGGACGATCAGACGGTCGCCTCGCTGTTCATTGTGAGGAGTCACGCATGTCAATCGCACTGATGCCCCAGCGCCCGCCGTTCATCACCTTCGAGCAGCGCGCCATTGAAGATCGTGACGCCTCGATCAAGTCGGGCGGGATCGTGATGCGCGATGTCGACTACGTGATCGTGCGGCAGGTGGGCAGCAAGGATACCGTCGAGAAGGATGCCGTCGAATGGCTCGCGGACCTCGATCGGATGGTCGCGCTGCGCAGCTATCCGGCCGAGTGGGCGCGGCACTTCCGCGACAAATACGACGCGTTCAAGAAGGGCCAGAGCGAGCCTGAACTGGGCCTGTCGGTGCGCCAGTGGCCGTCGCTGTCGAAGGCGCAGGCCGAAAATCTCATCAACGCCGGGGTGCGCACCGTCGAAGACGTGGCGGACATGAACGAGCCGACCATGCAGCGCGTCGGCATGGGTGCGCGGGAACTGAAGAAGAAGGCCGCGACCTACCTCGCGAGCCGCGACGCGAACAAGGCCAGCGAGCAGATCACGGCGCTCACGGTGCAGATCGAGGACCGCGACACGCGCATTGCGAGCCTCGAGGCGCGACTCGCGGCCCTTGAGACGAAGAAGCAGCGCGCATGAACCTGCTCGCCATCGTCCGGGCCGCGTGCGCAGAACTGACCCTGCCGCAGCCCTCCGCGGTGGTGGGCAGTACCGAGGCTGTTTCGGCACAGATGCTCGCGCTCGCGAACAGCGAGGGGCGGGATCTGGCGCGCCGGTATGGGTGGGAAGCACTCACGCACGAGGCCACCTGGACGACCGTCGCGACCGAATCGCAGGGCACGCTGGCGAGCATCATCGGCGGCACGCAGGAACTGCGCTATATCGTCAATGACACCCTGTGGAACCGCAGCACGGGTGAGCCGATCGTCGGTCCACGCGCTCCGCGCATCTGGCAGTCCTACAAGGCCGTGACGTTCTCGGCGCCGGTCTACGAGTACCGGCTGCGGGGCGGCAATCTGCTGATCCTGCCGGTGCCGACGGCGGGGCATACGGGCGCGTTCGAGTACGTCTCGCGGTGCTGGTGTACCGACGTGAGCGGGGCCACCTACAGGACGGCGTTTGCGGCCGATACCGACGTGCCGCTGCTCGATGACGAACTGATCCTCGCGGGGTTGCTGTGGCGCTGGCGCAAGGCGAAGGGGTTCGACTACGCCGAGGAACTGCTGCACTACGAGCGGCAGGTGGCCGACGCGATGGCGCGGGATGGTTCCAAGCCCGTGTTGAGCCTGAATGGCGGCGGGGATTCCAACGTCGAAGTGGCGATTCCGCGGGTGATCGGGGCGTGAGAACCGCCGCCCTCACCCGTCCCCGTGGCGCGCCGCGCTCGCAGTCGGCATCGCTGCCGCCTCCGGTGGGCGGCCTCAATGCGCGCGATTCGGTGGCGAACATGAAGCCCGAGGACGCGCTGCTGCTCGACAACTGGTTTCCGGGCGATACCGACGTGCGGGTGCGGAACGGCTACGAGGCGTTTGCGACCTTCACGGGGGATTGCGAGACGGTCATCGTCTACGGGGGCCTGACCGGGCAGAAGGTATTCGTGGCCGTGAACACCACGGCGGACCTCATCATGGAGGCCACCGCGGGCGGCGCGCTCTCGACGGCGGTGGTCGGTTCGACCGGCCCCACGGTGCAGGCGCTCACATCGGCACGCTTCGACTATGTGAACTTCCCCACGGTGGGCGGGAACTACCTGTCGTGCGTGAACGGCACGAATACGCCGCTCGAGTACGACGGCACGACCTGGAGTGCCGCGTCACTCACCGAGGCGGGGCTCACCTCGTCTAACCTGTTCACCTGTGCGGTGTACGCCGAGCGGGTCTGGTACGGCGAGAAGAACACCTTCAACGTCTACTACCTGCCGGTGCGAACGAAGTCCGGCGCGATGACGAAGCTGAACACGGGCAGCCTGTTCAAGTTGGGCGGCGCGCTCAATTCGATCATCACCGTGACCGACGCGGCCGACAGCCTGACCGACTACATCGGCTTCGTGTCGACGATGGGCGAAGTGGTGGCGTTTGCCGGCACGGACCCGTCCGACGCAACGCTGTGGCAGCGCGTGGCGCACTTCCGCATCGGCCGCCCGGTCTGCACCGGGCAGCGCTCGTGGGTCAAGTACGGGGCCGACGCGCTGATCGTCTGCGCCGATGGCGTGGTGTCGATGCGGCAGGCCATTGCGGATAATCGGGCCGACAGCGCCAGCAACATCAGCGACCGCATCGACCCGGTGCTGATTGAAGACGTGCGCTATCACGGCGCGCGGTTCGGCTGGCAGATCGAAGTGCATCCCGTCGGCTCGAAGCTGATCGTCAATGTGCCGACCGTCGAGAACAGCACCTCGCGGCAGTACGTGATGAACACCCGCACGAACCGCTGGTGCCAGTACACGGGCTGGAACGCATTCTGCTTCGGGGTCAGCAAGGACACGCTGTACTGGGGCGGGGCTGGAAAGCTCGTCACGGCCGACAGCGGCGCCGATGACGGCGGGGACGCAATCGAGGCGAGCGCGCGGCAGGCGTACAGCTATTTCGGCGCGCGCGGCAAGACGAAGCTCATGCAGATGCTGCGCCCGATCCTCGCGATTAGCGGCAGCGCTGAAATCGCCGTCGGCGTGGACGTGGATTATGCCGAAAACGCCACGCTGACCAACCAGACGATCACAGGCGGCTCGGGCGATCCGTGGGGCGGGGTGTGGTCCGCGGCGTGGTCGCAGGCTGCCACCGTCTACCGGCAGTGGTTCCCGGTGATCGGTGAGGGATTCGCCATCGCGCCGCGGCTGCGCGTGACGGTCGATGGGGTGGGCGTGACGTGGAGCGCGACCGATGCAGTCTACGAAAGCGGAGGCCGTCTCTAGGTGTCGCATCATCCTCAACGAGCGCGACCGACTGGCAGCCTGGGCGCAGGCGCGCATCCCGCACGTCCCCTCGTGGGGCGAGTGGTGCGAGGCGATCGGCCTCGAGCGCGACGGCGAGTTGCTGGCCGTGGTGGTCTACAACCTGTTTTCGGGAGCGGACATCGCCATGCACATTGCGGCGGTGCCAGGGCGACGTTGGATGACCCGCGAATTCCTGCGCGTGGCATTCCGCTACCCGTTCGTGCAGCTCGGCTGCCGCAGGGTGACGGGCTACGTGCCGGCGTCGAATGCAGATGCTCTGAGATTCGATTTGCACATCGGCTTCGTGCGCGAGGGGTTGATGCGCGAGGCGCTGGAGACGGGCGAGGACGTGGTGGTGCTCGGAATGCTGAAAACGGAATGCAGGTGGCTTGAATGAAAATCTACACGCGCGTCGTGATCGACATGGCAACGAGCGAAGTGCTCGAGGCCGACTGGTACGACTACGACGGTCCGGTGGCCGAGTGCAAGAAGGGCGGCAAGAAGCCGAAGACGCCCGATCCGGCCGCCGTGGCGGCTGCGCAGACGCAGAGCAACCAGGACACGGCGTCATATAACGCGGCGCTGAACCGGACGAACACCTACACCCCGCAGGGCTCGAGCGAGTTCACGGTGACGGGCACGGACCCCTCTGGCGCGCCGATCTACCGGCAGGACGTGAAGCTCGCCCCCGACGCGCAGGCCCTCTACGATCAGCAGATGGCGCAGTCGCGCGAACTCGGCAACGTCGCGCAGGGCATGATGGGCCGCGTCGACAGCACGCTCAGTCAGCCGCTCGACACGTCGAAGGTGCCGCAACTGTTCGGTGCGGACGATCTGCTCGGCGCGCGGCAGCAGACGCAGGACGCGCTCTACAACCGGCAGGCGGCCTATCTCGATCCGGCGTGGCAGCAGCGCGAGTCGCAACTGGAGACGCAACTCGCCAACAAGGGGGTCGTTGAAAACGATCCCGCGTGGAACAACGCGCGCGACCAGTTCAACCGCGAACGGACCTTCGACTACTCGCGGGCGCGCGAGGGCGCAATTACGGGTGCGCTGCCGGAAATGGCGTTCCTCGCCGACACGGCGCGCGGCAATCGGGCGCAGGGCATGAACGAACTGTATGCCGAGCGGGCGCTGCCGCTGAATGAGTTCAACGCGCTGCGGGCCTCGTCGCAGGTGGACATGCCGCAGTTCGCCGGGGCGGCGGGCGTGAACATGGGCAATACAGACGTGGCGGGCAACTACTGGAACGCCTTCGACGCCAACATGGCGAAGTACAACGCGAGCCAGGCGGGAGCGAACAACCTGATGGGCGGGCTGTTCGGGCTGGGCAGCGCGGCGCTCACGGGGGCGGGTGCTGCCGGCGGATTCGGCGCGCTGTTCTCCGACGAACGCCTCAAGGAGAACGTCGAGAAGGTCGGCCGGTTGCCGGGTGGTCCGAACGTCTACGAATACGAGATGAAGGGCGACCCGACCGACGAGCGGCAGATCGGCGTGATGGCGCAGGAAGTCGAGCGCACGCAGCCTGAGGCGGTCATGCGCGACCCGAGCGGGTATCGAAAGGTGGACTACGCGCAGGTGATGGCGAAGGCCATGCGCAAAGGAGGCCGCCGTGGCGCGTAACGTCCGAATCGTCACCGGGGTTCCCGGCCAGATCGAGCGACAGCAGGAACTCGCGGACGCCTTGACCGTCCGCGCGCTGCGCTCGCGCGTCCCGCAGCAGGGCGGACCGGTGCAAGTGAAGATGTCGCCGTGGGAAGGGGTCGCGCAGCTCGGCGAAGCGTGGATCGCCAGTCGCGCGCGCGGCAAGGCCGACGACCTCGCCTCGGCGGACGTGGAACGCCAGAAGGCCGCCAACGAGGCGATGATTCGCCAGCTTGCGGGCGAGCAGGGTCCGCGCCGGCTGACCGAGCAGGGCCAGCCCACGGGCGCGCCGATCGAGGCACCGCTCGACATGGAGACGGGCCGCCCGATGCTGCTCTCGGACAAGGCGCAGACGCTTGCCGCGGCGATGGGCGGCATGGATCCGTACCAGAGTGGGACCGCGCTCGGCGGGGCGATGATGCAGCAGGCGCTCTCGACGCCGAAGTACGAGCGCGTCGACTTGGGCGACTCGATCGGCGTGGTGGACGAGCGCGGGCAGGTGATCCACCGCATCCCGAAGGGCGCCACGCCCGACACGCGGGTGCGTGAGGAAGGCGCGAACCAGCGCCACCAGATCCCCAGCGGCTCGGCGCAACTCGGCGCGAACGTATCCATGCGCGGACAGGACATCAGCGCGGGCACGGCGGCGCGCGGGCAGAACCTGACCTATGACGCGGCGCTGCGGGGGCAGGAAGCCGCAGCCGCACGTCCACAAGCCGAGGCCGCAGCAGCACAGGCCGCGAAGGCTGGTGAGGTCGAGAAGGTCTGGAACATGTATTCCACCGCTCGCGAGGGCGTGATGGGCGGCCTTAGCAATACCAGCACGGGGCCGATCGCCGGACGCATTCCGGCCGTCACGGCGAACCAGCAGATTGCCGAAGGTGGCGTGGCCGCAATGGCGCCGGTCCTGAAGCAACTGTTCCGGGTGGCGGGCGAGGGCGTGTTCACCGACCGCGATCAGGCGCTGCTGCTCGACATGGTTCCGAAGCGCACCGACCGCCCTGACGCTCGGGAAGCAAAGATGGCGAACATCGACGCCATCGTGCGCGCCAAGCTCGGCCTGCCCCCGGAACAGGCAATGCCCTCGGCCGCTCCTGCGGACCCGGCCGTTTCAGATCGCGCGAGGGGCTACTATGAACGACGGCCTTAAGGCAGCGGACCACCTGCGCGCCCTGCAACGGGCGCTGGCGGCGGGAGACACCGAGGCGGCCGACTACATCCGGCAGCAAGCCATTGCCGCTCAGGAAGCCGAGGACCGGACCGAATACAACCCTTCGGCCGGTAACTCGTTCGGGCAGAACCTGCGCGAAGGGGTCGGACGCGGGATGGTGAACGTCGGGCGGCACCTCGGCAACGTCGCGGGCCTGGTCGATGACGAGCAACTGGCCGAATCGAAGGCACTCGACGCCCCACTGATGCAGACCGGCGGCGGTCAGGTCGGGTCGATGGTCGGTGAGGTCGCAGCAACGGCCCCGCTGATGGTCGGCGGGGCTGGCCTGCTCGGTCGGGTCGGGATGGGTGCGAAAGCCCTCGCCAACCCGATCACGCGCGGCGTGGCGGAAGGCGTGGCGCAGGGCGCGTTGATGGCCGATCCCGGCCAGAAGGCCGAGGGGGCGCTGCTCGGCGGCGCGCTCGGTGGCGTGCTGCCCGCAGCGGGGGCCGTAGCGGGCAAGGTCGCGCACGGCATCAAGCGCACGCCCGAGGCGCAGCTACTGCTCGACAAAGGCGTGGACCTGACGCCGGGGCAGATGAACCCGAGCGGCATCCTGAACCAGATGGAGGAAAGCTGGCAGTCCGTACCTGGGGTCGGCGCGGTGATCCGCGGCGCGCGGGACAATGCGCAGAACTCGTTCCAGCGGGTCGCGGCTGAAACTGCTGCCGCTCCCGGCGCGCGCATCGCGGCGGGCGAGGCCGACGACATGCTGGCCGCGGCCTATCGGTCCTTCGAGCCACTGTACGATCAGGCGAAGGGCTTCCCCGTTCCGCCGCAAGTCACGGCGCAACTCGGTCCCGCCTTCGATGCGGTCACGGCCACGACGGCGGTGCCCGCCAGCGCCACGGCCAGCGCGTCCGGGTTCCTGAAGAATCAGTTAACCCGCGCGGTGAGCTCCAGCGATGATTTGCTGGACATGCGCAGCGCGATCCGCACGCGGGCGCGCAACCTGCGCAACTCGCCGGGATCGAACCCGGACCACATCGACGCGGCCGATCTGCTCGAGGCCGCCGAGGCCGAACTGACCAAAGCGATCGAGGCCGTAGTGCCGCCGGACGGCTTGCAGGCGCTGCGCACGGCCGACAGCCGCTACGGGATCTACAAGACGCTGGAGGACGCCGTGGCGCGGTCGAAGGACACGCCCGGAGGGTTTACCGCGGCCAAGCTCTCCGAGGCCGTGGCAAGCGGCAACCGCGGCTTGGGCAAGGGATCCTATGCTCGGGGTGGTGGTGGCCCGCTGCGCGAACTGAGCAATGCGGGAACGGCAACGATGAACGTGCGCAGCCCGCCCACCGGACAGCGATTGGCGGCCATCGGCCTGCCGATCGTCGCGGGCACGGCGGCGCCCGAATTTGCGGTCCCGGCCGGCGCGGCGCTGCTCGGCGCGGTGGGGACGCAGACAGGGCGGCGGGCAATGGCGGGGCTGACCAGGCCGCAACTTCAGGCGCAAGCGATGGAGGAAGCGTATCGGCAGAGGCTGAGTCAGCCGGCGCGTGACGTGACCGCGCAATATCTGCGGCGGGCGCTCGTGAGCGGCCTGCTGCCGCAGGGCTAGCGCATGTACAGCGCCGCGAGAATCAGCACCGCAAGCACTCCACCGATCAGCACGAGCGGGGCGGTCAGGTCGCGGCGCTCGGCCTCGTTCGACGGAATGATGGCGTGCGGTGTGTACAGCCACCGCTTGATCCGTCCTGCCGGGATGACCCGGCGCAGCGCCCGCGCAAGCAGCACGGCAAGGCCGAACAGCAATACCGCCGCAACGGGTCGCAGGATGATCGCCAGCGGGTCGGGCATGGCCGCGAACATAGCACAACTGGAGCAGACCTAAATGGCAGGATTCGACGGCAGCGGTAACTACACCCTCACCTACACCTGGGCGACCGAAGCGGCCAGTCCGCCGATCGCGATCTCGAAGCTCGATACGGAAATGGCCGGCATCGCCACGGCGCTGAGTCTGTGCGTGCTCAGGAACGGCAACGGGGTGCCCACGGCGGCAACCCCGTGGAACGGCCAGCGCATCACGGGGCTGGGCAATGCCTCGGCGGATACCGACGCGCTCAACCGCACGACCGCCGACACGCGCTACGGCGTGAAGTCGAGCGGCAGCTTCACGATGCGCATGGGGAACGTGCTCGACAACACGGACTATGCCACCGGCACGGCGTACTGGACGCTGCAGGGCAATATCGCCGTGGTGCGGCTGCCGTATCTGGTGGCCACCACGACCGCGACCTCGTTCTACCTGCGCGGCTTCCCGGCCGACATCACGCCGAGCCTCACCGGCAATGTCTGGCAGTCGATCGTCTGCCCCGGCTACATCAACGGCAACCACGCCGCGGTGGCGGTGGACGTGGGCGAGACGACCTACTGGCAGGTGCGCGCGATGACGACCGCCTTTGACGGCTCGAGCAGCGCGAAGGGCATCGGTGGTAACGAAACGACCATCGCGCCGGTCATCACGTTCATGGTCGCGGATTGATCCGACTCGCCATTCTGCTGCTGCTCGCGTTCCCCGCCCGCGCCGAACTGGCGCTTGAGGCGGGGGCCGCGGTGCTGCGCGGCGAGGCGGTGGCGGGGGGATTGTCGTGGACGCAGCCGCTCGGGCCGGTGCGCGCCGAGGTGGGCGTGCTGTGGGCCGATCAGACGATCGCCTACGCGATGGCGTGGGACCGCTACCGGGCGCTCGAGCTTGGCCTCGGGGCGGCGCATATAGACAACCCCGCCCCGTACACCTGCCACGCCACGGCGGCGCTCGGCGTGCGCTATCGTAGCGCGCGGTGGTCGGTGCAGTGGCGGCACTTCTCGACGTGGCAATCGTGCAGCCCGAACTACGGGCGGGATCTGCTCACGGTCGCGTGGCGCCTATGAGCACCTTCATCGACGGCAACCTCGATCCGTCGCGGGCGTACTACCTGCTCAAACTTCAGGATGCGGCACAGCGCGGGATGGCGAACAACTGGCCGCAGCCACGCTGGGTCAAGTATCGCGCCGACGATGATTTCGTGTTCGTGATGGCGTGGATGAACCGCGCCTGTGCGGATCGGTTCTATCCCAACGTCTCGCCGCAGCGCGTCATCGGTCACTGCGATCGGTCCTGCCACACCGACGAGCGGGCCGCGCGCTACGCGATCACCGACCAGCAGGCCGTCGATCGGCCAGGGCTGATTGTCGAGTGTGACGAGCCGGACCCGAACGGCGGCACCGTGCGCGTCCTCAAATTCGCCTATCGGGTCAACGCCGATGGCCTGCTCGGCTGGTTTGTGTACGGAGAGTGTCCGGATGAACAACAACAACCCCCCGGCTGACTGGGCGTGGCCCGCGCTGATTCAATCGCTGCAGCGCGACATCGGGCAGCTTCGCGAACTGATGGACGAGGCGCGCCGCGAGACGATCCAGGTGCGCGAGATTCACCGCAAGGAACTCGACGCGCTGATTGACCAGCTTCGCTCGGTGCGCAGCGAGTTGGATCCGATCGTCAAGGAGCGCTCGGACGAACGGCGGCTGGCGCGCGAGACGCGCTGGTCGTGGATCGAGCGCACCGGCTGGGTCGTCATGGGCGGGCTGGCGCTGGCGGCGTGGGAATTCATGCGGAGGCATCTCAATGACTGAACCTGTCTGGCTGACGCACGCTCGCGCCTATCTCGGCACCGCCGAGATTCCCGGCAAGCAGACCGCACCCACGATTGCGCGCTGGCTGCGCGAGTTGAAGTCGTGGTGGACCGACGACGAGACGCCCTGGTGCGGCACGTTCGTGGCCGCCGTGCTGCGCGAATGCGACCTGCCGGTAGCGAAACACTGGTACAGGGCAAAGGACTGGCTCAACTGGGGCGTACCACTCGACGCCCCCAAGCTCGGCTGCGTCGTGGTCTACGACCGGGCCGGGGGCGGGCATGTCGGGTTCGTCGTCGGCACGGACAAGCTCGGGCGGCTGATGACGCTCGGCGGCAATCAGGGCAACCGCGTCAGCATCGCCCCGTTCGAGTGGATCCGGGTGCTGGGCTACCGCTGGCCGCTCGGGCGGGTGGCCGAACTCGCCGCGGCGGGTCCGCTGCCGTTGCTCACGGCGTCGGGGGCGTCCAGCGAGAACGAAGCATGAACATTGTGAGGGTGACGGCCGTGGCGCAAATCGGACTGTCGGTGCTGTTCCTTCTCGGCTACTTCGGCGCGCTGGTGCTGTTCCTGTTCGGGGAAGTCCACGTTGCCCCAGTCTGGCGCGATCAGTTGGGCGTCATGCTCGGGGTGTTGACAGCGGGCGTGATGTCAATAATCGGATTTTGGTTCTCGAGGAACCGGCCATCGTCTACGCCGCCCGAGGAACCGCCCCATGCCTGAGATCGTTGCCATGCTGCTCTCGGACCATCTGGCTGAAGCCCTCGCCGCGCTCAACCGCGCCCGCGAGGCGGCCCGCGACCAGTCGAATGTGAATCACCGCGAGGTCGTGCAGCGGGAGATCACGGCGGCCGAGCACTCCATAGCGAGAGTAATCGGCCTGATCGCCGGGGCGCCGCAGTGATCCCGCTGGCATGGCTCAAGCTGGTGCCGTGGCGGCTCGTGGGCGCCGTGGGGATGGTCGTGGCCGTTGCGCTCGCAGGCTGGCGCGTCAGTGCGTGGCACGACGCATACAAGGCTTTACCCGCCGCGCAGGAAGCCCTACGCGACGAGATCGAGTGCAAGGCAGGGTCTGAGTGTGCCCTGCGCGTGGCGGCCCTTACAGCGCGTCAGGACGAATTCAACCGACAGGTGGCAACCGGCTATGCAGAACAACTGGACGAGATCAGCAACCGCCCTCGGCCTACTGTCCCTGTGCGCCTGTGCCGGCCCGCCCGTCCGGGTGGTCTGCCAGGTGCCGGAACCCCCAGCCCCGCTGATGGAAGCGCCGGCAGCCGAGACGTTCCGCTCGAGATTGGACGCGATATTGCAGTCGAGCTTTACCGGCTCGCTGACGACGCCGACCGCGAAGCCCTGAAGCTCAAGTGGCTGCAAGAGTGGAACCGGGCGCTGGCCGCCGAGTAGTCACTTCGCCGCCGGCCAGATAGCCGCGACCGGCCCGCTGCTGGCGATCAGCCACACCACGCCCGCCGCGACCGCGACGAACAGCAGCAGGCCAATCCAATCGCTTGCTGTTCTGGGCTTGCGCTTCATCGCTTCACCTCCGTCATCACCACGTACACCACCGCCAGCGCGGCAGCCATCGAGATCACGGCGAGACATTGCGCGGGGGTCATGG